TTCATAGTATGGTTGAATCGGATTCAGTTTTTCTTCAACGTCATCCTTCTTACCAAAACCAAATTTATACCATGCCATGTTTGTCTCTCTGAATCTCTACCCATCTTTTCTGTTTTTGTGCAGTTACTAAAGAAGGGTTACGTCCGTATACTGAATGAAGCTGTAAGTGGTGATTGTGACATAAAGTTACAGTATGCTCGTATAACTCTGCCCAATTTTCCTCTATAAATTCATCTCTCCAAATTACTATGTATTCGTCAGTATAGTGTGCAGGACGAACTTTTTGCTTATCTCGAAGCCAAGAGTCTAAAAGAGGACTAAGACTATAAAAATGGTGAAAGTCTAAATTTTCGCTTTTACCACAGATGTAGCACTCTTCGCCTTTTTCGTAGCAAGACTTTGCTTTATCTCTTATGTACTTTACTGGGTCTCGTTTTAAGTGCTTGCTGTTTCTTCTTATTGGCTTTTTCATAAATTTATACCAGAATTATATCTTGCAAAGGTTAAAATGTCAAAGGTTATTTTTTACAGGTATCATTAAAAACTCGTAGACCCCGTTTCAAAAGAATACAGAGCATATCGCAAAGCATCTGCCATATGAGATGCCATATTATGTTTTGGCTTTTCCCGGGCTAAATTTGGATTGGGGTCCCATTGATATTGGTCGAGACACGCTAAGCTTTCTTTACAGTGCTGATCTATAAGTAATCTGTCATTATCTACGATTGCTTCTACGTGCGCGATTCCATCAAGTACAGACTTCTTTGCATTTGTGGTTGATATGTCATACTGTTGAGCAAAGTCAAATCTTGTTTGCTGCGCTGCGGAGTCAATAAAGATATAGTCTATATCCCATTTTTTAATCAGTCTTTGAACCTCTAAGGCGTGTTGCTCTGTTGTTTTTTCCGCATTATAGTATTCGTCCACTAAATAATATTTTTCTTCATCCCAATCGTATGCAATTACACACATTGCCGTAGGGTCTCGATATCCCACGTCGATTCCTGCAAAAATATCCATTCTACGAGTATCTAGCTCTTCAAAGTTTCCTACACATTCTTCGTGATTGAAATTCCATATTTGGCCTTCATAAGTGTTAAAGTCTGCTTCATATTCTTGTCGAAACTCAGCATCGGACATACTTTTTCTAGCTTCCGCAATATCCGTTTCAGACATTCTAGGATTATCCCTATAAGTCGCCCGTACCGAAACCCACTCTGGAAAGTCATCTGTAAATCCTCTATTAAAAAATTTGGCGAACCAATTATTCTTGCCTCGGGGCGTAGAAATAAAAATTGCTTTGGAATTATCCTTGTCAAGTGTAGGACGAAGCGCAACGTTAAAAGCATCCTCTCCATCTGCGAGGGCCGCTTCATCAAAAATAATTAAGTCGTAGCTTCTGCCCACGCAGGAATCGACTTGATTAACTGAGCCCATACGAATAGTAGACCCGTTTGAAAGTTCTATAACCTTATCTTTTGCGTTATCCCGGGTTACTTCTAATTCAAAGTGTTTTATTAAGTTTCTCTGTAAATCAAAAGAAATCTGAGACAAGGCATAGTTAGGGGACATTATTAGAATGTTTGAATTGGGAACTAATGAAACTAGTTGCCCAATAATATTTGCGATATAAGTTTTCCCTTGGCGTCTTGAAATTGCTGCACAAACAAAACGGTACTTAGGATTATTTATCGCATTTATAATTGCCATCTGTGAGGGCAGTGGACTTACGCCGAGCAGCTCCAAATAAGGATCTACTGGTAATTTGATAAACCTTGCCTCAGAAGTTACTTCTACTATCTTATCTGGTATTATATCTAATCGGCTTACTTCAATAGCCATTATTACCTCTTATTTTTCTTTTGCTTTTCCTATATTCAATGCGAATACATCAATCCACTTATAAAACTTTCCCCATAGTTTATCATCTAGTGGGGTGGGAGTAGTTGCTGCAATTGCAGAACAAACACAACAAATTACGGGAAGTGCGTAAAGCACATCAAACACTGTTAAAATGAAACTCATCATTTCTTACCGCTCCATGCTTGGGCACCAAAAAAGGCAGCCACTAAGCCTGCGACAGCGACAAAGTATGTCGGTGCCATATCACCAAGAATATTTGCTGCTTTATCTAGCTCGATAAAATCAGTTACAACAACCATTCCGGGGTACATCAACATTCCAAACAGAGCAAACCAAGTCATGTTTCTCTGAGCATCTCGCATTGCGTCTTGGTCTTCAAGCTCTTTGCGCTTAAACTCCATGTACATTCGATGCTCTTCAGCGTCTACCTTGCCATCTCCATTTGAATCTGCGGGGTGAAAGCCTGCTTTTTCTTCGTCAGTCATTACCATTTCACCTTATCTGCCCAGTATGCTGCGGACATCTTGCCTTTTGCAATGTTTCTGCGATGACGAGCTTTAAAGGACGCACGCTTTTTCTTCATTGCTGTAGACTCTCCCTTCTTTGGTTTACCGGCAGTTTTTGCTCCCTGCTGACCAAATCGAATAGTCTTTACTTTTGTTCCAACTTTTGCCACAACAATATGTGACTTTTTTGGATGTCCAGGAGTCCTCTTTGGCTTATTAAATCCAGATACTCCCGCTCTTTTTAAACGAGGATCTCGCTTTTTACCTTTTCTTTTTGCTGCCACGTCTCATTCTCGCTTTCCGCTTGGTAAAGGTTTTTACCATAGTCGGCTTGCCGCCTGGGTTACCTGCTGCTCTCTTACGACGAATGGCAGATCTTTTCTGCGCTTTTGTCATACGAGCAGCTTTTGAGGCTGGAACACATTTTGGGTACTTTCCTTTTTTGGATGTTTTTCGACCACAAGGTTTATATCCACCTCCTTTCTTGGGTCGAGAAATGTCTACCCATTTCTCTTTAAACCATTTAGTTAAGCCGCCTCTAGGTTTGCGTGCCATTTACTTTTTCCTACGCTTCTTTTTCAGAATCGCTTTTTGAAGAGCCATAGGTAGCTTTTTCTGCTTTGCAGTCAAGCCCATAGACTTCTTTTTCTTACCACCCTTCTTTTTCTTACCACGCTTTTTACCATGTCCGTAATGTCCCGGCATTATTTACTCCCCATGCGGTATTTACCGCCTTGTGCCTTGTAAGTTTTTACAAGCCACCCATTTGCATATGCTGAAGGATAAACTTTAAACTTTCTTTTTGCTTGAGCTTTAATTCTTGCATAAAGCTTAGGATTTGTAGGTACAGGTTTCTTTTTTCTAGCCTTTCGCTTTTTTGCCGGCATTATAGGTCTCCCGGTGACCAATCCTTCCAGTCTTGACCATTTTCTGTGACTGGATTTTCATCTTCTTCTATAGGAGCAACAGTTTCTACAGGGGCAGGTTTTTCTGCTAAAAATTCAAGAGCTGCTTCTTTAGAGGAAAACTTGTGTAATTTTCCTTTTGGGTCTCGATAACACCAACGTCCACGCTTTTGAAAAATCATAATATCTCCTTACTTTTTCTTAATTACATCGTACCCTACAGGCTTAACTGTATTAATTTCTACTCTATCTTTAGTTTCTAGAATAAAAATAAAATGAGTATCTGTAATTTTATTTAGCTTTTTACACTTATAAGTTTTAGGGTTAAAGGTTTTTTCCTTTGACCCGTCTGGCTTTTCTGTAACCTTACCGGGATAATAAATAGTTATTTCATACCGAGAAGGACGAAATAAGTTTTTTAACCATTCAATCATCGTCGAGAAACATAAAGAGTTACTTCGAAACCAAATCTTAAATCTATTGCCGAAGGCTTTTCCCACATTATATTCTCTCTAACAAAATTGTACCAAGGCTTATAACTAAGCCACCTAAAAATAGAATAAGAGCACCAGCTACTTTAATCAGCTTATCTTCAATTCTTTCCAAAGTATCCTCTATCTCTTCAAGTCGATTAAAAGTAGTTTTCCACCTTTCTTCGCACTGCACTTCATGAGATTGTAGCTCACTCTCTAATATATGAATTCTTTCAGTCGTCGTGTCCATTGAGCAATTTATCCATTAACTTACCGTAGTTACCTTGCCCAAAAGGGACTCCTTCATTAATTTGTACATTATTTTGAGTTTTTATGGAAGAAGCAGAAACTTTTTCTAAATCAGCTTGTGCTTTTAACTCATCCATTCTCATTTTATGAGCCATTTGAAGGAGATCCGCCAAATCTTTATTTGAATAAACTCCACTTTCTTGGGCCTCTTGCAGCTTTGAAGAAATCATCTCATCAAGAACAGTCGCAATATTATTTTTATTTCGGTACCCAAGGTCCAAATAAACAGCATCAATATATCGCTTTACTTCTTTCTTATTTAGGGCTTCTACTACTTGGTTTTCTGGAACCATTAGATACTCAGATACACCTCGTATATTGCCAAACTGTAGATAACAATTAGCAATTTCTAGCCCTTCTGGGGAGATTGTAGTAACTTCTTTTGCCATGTTCTAATTATACTTAGGTAGAGATAATTTGTCAAGGGTTAAATTTCTATGTGGTATAAATAAAAAAGGGCTGGGCCCCTTTATTATGCAGGAGAGCTATTTGTATCAATAACAGTCTGAAGTGCTGCAATTACTGATGCATCATGACCAATTAATGAAAGAAAATCTACAAAATACTGTGGAACATTCCACGCTGTACTTTGAGTAGTTTCATCAAAAGATATACGAACAGTAGGCTCTTCATTTGAAGAATTTTTATTAAAGTCAATCATTTTTAAGTCTCCTTTTTATTTGCACAATATGTGTGAGTTTATGGCTCTTCAGGCCAATTAATTGCAGCTAAAGTTGTAGCTGAAGCATTATTTACAGGAACATCTCGTAAACTTTGACGATAAGTTCTCCATTGTTCTTTTTCAATTTCTGTAAGTGGAGCATCTCCCATTTGAGTCCAATCGGAAGCTGCTAGTAAAGAATTTCTTCTGTTTCTCATTG